CGAAGAAAAGATTCCTCTCTCTCCACTTTTAGATTCATAGAGTGCAGTCCACTCTCTAAGGAAAGTTCCTACGTCAGGTTTGGTATGATAGTTAGTAGAATTATTTGCCAAGGCTCTTTGAGGAGATTCTTCCCACCATCTTCCAGATTTTGCTGTCCTCATTTGATCATCTCCTAAATCTGAGAGACTAATCAGAGCACTTCTTCTTACTCCACCTACTACTACAATTTCTGCTATCTTTGTAATGATGTCGTGACATTCAATAGGTTTTAATCTTCTACCTTTTGCTTTACGAAAACTTTCTACTGTAAATTTAAACAAAGCGTCTAATGGTTCAGGCCCACTAGCTCTACCACCAAAAGTTTTTAATGGTGCTCCTGCTGGTCTGATCTTTTGAAGATCCCATTTAGGAACTACACCTACATAAAGTAAACTTACCAATTCACGATAAGCTTTGGCCCATCCTAACTTACTGTCTCTCACCTGTATAAGAGTGTCGGTGTTATGTAATTCATTAGGAACGATTGGAAGTTTTTCTGTATGTTTTGCTTCCACACTAAATCCTACACCTGTTCCATTCATTAGTACGTACAGTATTTCATCAAATGAACGAGGAGAATCAACATGAAGGTATGCACAGTTATATCCTGCCACATTCTCTTTTTGTAAAGCTGCTCCTGCTGTCATTAGACAACGCATACTAGGCATGATTTCCAGGTTGAGGACAGCAGTTTTTAATTCTTTAAATACTTTAGGAGTTATTTGAAAGTTATAGTTGTTTTCTAAGTGTTCCTTGAAGAACGTAAAGTATCTATTAACTGTCTCTTCCCATGTCTCTCTTCTTTTTTTCTCGTAATCCCAACGTGAATATCTTGAAAGGTGAATATATTGTTGATACTGTGTAGGTAAATACTCATCTCCCATCTTTTTCCCTTTCTATTAATTTTTCTAAATAAGTTCTTGCCTTTAATAAATCATTTACTCCTCCTTTGTGAGGATAACGTGAGACATATTTAATAATATTTCCTTCCAAGAAATCTAATTCATTTGCCATAATATATTCCAAAGGTTGAATACCAAATCCTACCTGATCATAATGTTTAGGATTTGTTACCTCCTCTTTTTCAAGTCGAGATGTAATAGATGTATCTTCTATATTGTTTCTCGCTTGAAGTTTCTTCATATTTTCTTGGTCATCTCTCCCAAAAGAATAATCATAATTTGTCACTCTGCCCTCCATAAATTAGGTTCATGAACTATTTTTTTCTTCTCTTTTACTGACATATGTTTAGTTAATTGTATTTCTTCCATCTCTTCTTCAGGATTAGCATCAAAGGTTTCTGCTTTCCCTTTTGGAGTCCATAACACTACTTGTTTTGTAGTCGTATCGAACTCTCCATGTCTTAAAATTCTTGCCATCCTAGCATTCTTTATGACATCTTCTTCTGTCTGCCCTGATTTCAAATAAGCTTCTCTCACTGCCTCCCACATATCTAAAACCGAGTCTGTATTTCCGTCCAAAATTTTTCCGGCAGATATTGGGCCTACTCCTTGACAGCCTTTGTAATTATCAGTGGAGTCACCTATTAAAGTCTGATAGAAGAATTGATAGTTAGCCTGTTCTTCTGACCAGTTAAATACCTTTTCTTTTTTAAAATCCCAATGCTTTCCAGGAATTGTAAGTAAGTCCTTATCTTCACTCACAATTATTTTCTTACCCTTAGAAGGTTTAGTAGCTAGAATTCCTATCACATCATCTGCCTCTAACCAATCATAGGACAGGCTTTTGTATTCGGTCTTGCAATATTCCAATGCTTGACGGAAACACATAGGTTTTCTTCCTCCCTTTCTATGACTTTTATATTCAGGATTTATTTTCTTCCTATAGTTTTTGGTATCACTAAAACAAAGAAGTACCTTATCAGCATTTGTTCCATTTAAAACTTTCCAAATCTGATCATCAATAATAGTCTTTACTTCAGCCATATCGGAATGCAAAGTCCATGAGTCTCCTCCCCAATTAGTTTCCCTTTCAGAAAGTCGAGTAGCTTTGTAAACAAATATGTCTCCATCAATTAATAACTGTGTCATTTTTACCTTCCTTTTTCTAAAATAAAATTACTCTATTATCGTATGTCTTTTGATCTCTAAGATCATACCGATAGTTTTCATAACTACTAAATTTAAAATACGAAATTACTTTCATGTGGTTCCAAGGAACAATATAAACATATGGAAATTTACATACAAATAAGTAATCGAAGTCTCCTTTTTGATATACCTTATAAGTCCTTGAATCTTTTAATCTTTTCTCTCGTTTTAATGGGAACTTCTCTCCGGTGGAATGTTTTATTTGAATCGTCACCCAATTTCTTTCACCTTTCACTAACAAATCGAAAGGTGATGACGGATCTAAAGGTAAGAACATAGGATAATTCCACATATGAAGAAGATACCTAACAAGTTCTTCTCCTGCCATACCAAATGCTGTAGAATTAATGTGTGTCTGCCCAACTCGTACCTGTCTTGAATTCTCCTGTAAGAGGAATTCGGAGTCCATACTTCTCTCCTGTAATGGAGATTGCTTTGACTCCAAGTTCTCCGATTCTTGTACCATACTCCCTCTTTACTGTAAGTTGTACTTCATCATGAACAAAAGCCACTTGAGCGTAGTCCTCACCTTCTTTAAATTCTTCTTTAAGAAGTGAATGCATTTCTACGATCCATCTTTTACAGATGATAGCTCCTGCTGATTGAAGTAATGTATTGAGTGCCGCATGGTTGGAACGTACTGGAACCTTCCTTCCATCCAGACCAGTTATAAAACCTTTCTCTGCTTTCTTTTGTACTGCGTCTCTCAATTGTCTTAAAGCAGGAATCTTACTTAAAAATTCTTTCTTTAATTTAGCACCTTCCGCTTTACCTTTTCCAACGATTTGCCCAATCTTTTCATTCCCTGCTCCGTACAGAAACCCATATATGAAAGTTTTTGCTTGATCCCTCGTGGCAAGTCCAGCAGATCTTTGATTGGCAGTATGAATATCTGATTCAAGTAGTATTTTCCCATACTTACCATCATCATACCTAGCAAGATAATGTGATAGACACCGCAACTCCAAACTAGATACATCAATTCCCAATAAATCCATTTCTGTATCTGCTTTAAATAAATTTCTACATTCCTTCCCATAGGGTGCGTTAAGATTCGGAACTTGAGCGATGTTTGGGTGCGAGTGAGAGCACCGTGAAGTCTGTGCTCCCATCGTGTTGACTTTTCCATGTAACCTCCCTTTTTTACAGAGTTTCATCCATGCCTGGTTTCCTTCTGCTAATTGTGCTATCCGTTTATTTAACATAAAATATTCAGACATCAATTTAGCTTCGGGATATTTTAATTTATTTAAAACTTTCTCATCAATCTTAGGTTCTCCTGATGGAGTAAAAATTGTAGGAGTCCATCCTCTTAATTCCTGTAATCTTTTTGCAATATGTTTACGAGAATTAGGATTAAAATTTACAATATTTATCTTTGAATAAGTACCATTCTTTCTCAGTCCCTCATCTACAATCCATGATCCGAAAACCTCACCTAATTTGTGTGAAAGTTTACTTCTTTTCTCTGAGAGTTCTACATATAACTCTGAAGCTTTCTGTTCATCAAATGAGAACCCTCGTTCTTCTTGTCTCAAACAAATATTTGTAATTTCATGCTCTAATTTTGCTGAACTTTTTGATGGTATATCAGGTCGGAAGAATTCATACAAACTTTCCGTAAGATGTACATCATTTATACAGTAGTCCCTCATTTCAGGTGTGAGTTCCTCAAAAGCATTCTCTTGCTGATTGTAAGTTCCTTTAAATGAACCTAGTCTCTCTCCCCATGCTTTTAATGAGTGACTTCCCCATAATTTAGCTTCAATCTTTCTAAGTTTGGAATCTTCTTCTCGTATATTAGGATATATTAAACGAGAAAGGATTAGAGTATCCATTATTTGATCTATAGGTACAGAAAATCCATAGAGATTCTTTAAAACTATTAAATCAAAACCTAAGATGTTATGTCCTACGATCTTTTTATCTTGTAAAGTCTCTAATGCCTTAGATATAGACTCATTTGAATCTGCTACTGTTAAATCTCCTGTAGTTAAGTTACGATATACCAATAAATGTACTTTCGTAACTGTATCTAACAGTCCGTCTGTCTCAATATCTAAAACTATCTCTTCCATTTTGTTTCCTCCCTATTAAAAGTCCTTGTTTTCTTCTTCCTCTTCTTGAAATAAATTTTCCTGGGAAACTTCTTCCATTCTTCCAGAATCTTTAGAGTATTCTAAAGTGTTACACACACCTGTCTCTCCTGTCCATCTATTCTTCAGAATTCTGACTGTAGTATGGTTAGGATTCTCCTCACTCTGTTGGTTTCTTTCACAACCTATAACAATATCAGATAGTTGAGCGATTCCATGTGTACCACGTAATTGATTGAGTGAAGTTTGAACTCCTTCTTCATGTCCTCTGTCTCCACTTGGTCTGCGTAAATGGGAGACAAGTATCAAGGCACATTGTAATTCCTCTACCAAACTTCGTAATTTAGTCATGACAAAGTCTAACATTCTACGTTCATCTCCTCCACTCGTAAGTCCTGATATTACAATGCTGATATGATCAAGTATTATACAATCACATTCCATTCCTCGTACCAAGTACCTTATCTTGTTGAAAAGATGTTCTGGTTCTACACTTCCCCAATGATCATATAGAAATAAGTTTCCTGTACTTAGGACATTATCAAATCCGTCCTTTAATTCTTCAGTAGTACATTCTATATTCTGTAGATGAATAGGTTTGTTTAAATATAGACCTATAAATCCTAAAGCAGTTCTCTTGTTATTCTCTTCCAAGGCAAGATAACCTAACTTATGTCCTTGTAACATAAGAGAGTAACCTATTTCTCTACATACTTGTGACTTACCTACTCCACTTCCTGCTGTAATGGTTACTATTTCTCCCCTTCTAATTCCCTGTGTCATATTATTGAGACCAGAGAAAGGGTAAGGAAAGGATTCTACAGTATCTTCAGAGGATATTAAATGCCATAAATCTCTCCCATCTACGATACCATCCGGCCTCCATATCTGAGCGTTCCATATTGCATTAATAATCTCACTATCCTTACCCTCTTTTAACATTTCGCTTGCGTCTTTCAAGGGAAGGTGTGCGATCTTAACTTTTCCTGGTGAAAATAAAGGAACACACTCCTCTATGGCTTTCTTTCCTGCCTCGTCCTGATCGAACATGAGGATTACAGAATCAAATCCTTCTAAGTATTCTATCTCTTTTTGGAGACACTTCTTAGCTCCTCCTGCACCAGTAGACACTGAGACTACTGGCCACTTATTTCCTTGGGCCTGAGAGACTGACATGGCATCGAGTTCTCCCTCAGTTACTACTATCATCTTCCCTTTTGAGAAAAGATTTTTACCATACAGGTTAGCGTTTTTAGTATCACCAATGAACAAGAAATCTTTATTAGGAAATCTTAGTTTCTGTGCTACTATTTCTCCCGAACCATTAGCTCTGTAGTTAGCAATCTGAACTTTCTTTCCTTTAAAAGTTCCTGTTTGATAATCCCATTTATTAACAGTATCTTGGGTGATACACCGTTTCTGAAGCGGTAATTTTTCACCAGATACAAAGTCCATTTTCATTTTTTCCTTCCTCTCTGTAAATTTTTCACTAGAATATTCGGCCTGTTGATAGCCACAGCCCGGACTGAAACAAAATCCATGTCCATCACTATAGATCGCAAGGTTATCGTTTGATCCACAACGAGGACAAGGAACATGTGAAACACAAGTAGACTCTTCCTCTACTCCTTCTCTTCTGTAGTTGTCCATATCTTCTCAGTCAATTTAGAATGTGCAGTAATACTACCGATATAAGTGTAACCACTTGCGACTACAAATTCCAGAAATTGATCTAATAATTCTGGTAATTCATTAGCTTCAAACTCCATCCTTACGTCTTCACATTTAGGTGGATTAAAACTAATTCTTCTTTGACGGAAAGTATAGGTTTCTTCCATTTCCCTATCCTGTTCCATTTCTTCTGATACGATCTTCATGTTATCCTTCCTATTGTATTTAGTTTTAACTTTATGAACTTGAACACCTCTATTTTTTATCCCTTTTCCCATCCTTCCCCTTTTTAAAAATCGAACCATGCTTGTACATCAAAATATGGACTTATTTTATTTTCCTCTACGTCATTAAATCCTAGTACGTGAGCACCTGGATATAATAAGCGTAAAGATTTTATAGTAGTTTTTAACGTGTCCCATTGTCTTGAAGTGTAATTTAATCTAGGTTCTACGTCCTGATCAGGAGCAACTCCTCCAATCAGACAAATGGATACTGATTCTTCATTAAATTCTTCTGTATGTGTACCTACCTCATCTACTTCTCTTCCTGTCTCCACAGTTCCATCTCTTTTTATGATGAAATGATACTTTATATTTAAGAATCCCTTCTGTCTATGTATTTTATTTAATTCTTCTGTATTTAAGTTTTTGCTAGGTTCTGTATCACTACAATGAATAATAATATATTTTGTATCTTTCCTAATTATTTTATCCATTCTTCAGGGATCTCTTTGTTTGCAAATTGAAATTTATATTTAACTGCCCATTCGTAACATCTTAGGTTAGATCCTTGTACTTTTTTGTATTGATCATAAAAGACTAATCGTATATCAAGATCAGGATGTGCCTTTCTAACTGCCTTCAAAGCACGTTGAGCAGACGTTCTAAAAAATCCTTTAGCTTCAATTATAATACCATTAGGTAATATAAAATCAGGTTTGTATTTTCCTTCCAGCGTGTAACCTAGTACAAGTGTTTCGTACTCATAGGCCACACGCTTTTCCTCTAGGAAGGAAGCTAACTTTTCTTCAAACTGATTCCGAAAACCTTTAGAAGTCTTCATCCTCTTCTTGGAAATCTGTTGAAGTAGCGTCAGAAGCATCTTCAAACCCTTCTTCTTCCTCAAATCCCATATCAGAGACAGGATTGTATGGAATCAAGTTAATGATTTGAACTGCGTCCATGTACATAGTGATTCCTGCACCTCCTTGAACTGTCCATGCTACAGGTCGAAATGATACTTTCACTTCTGAACCTCTTCCAATTGAGACGTTGCAAGGATTAAGTTTAGAATCAATCAGTCGAATGGTGACTTTCCTTTTCTCTCCATTCTTACCTTTGAAGAAAGGCTTTTGTTTGAATTTGAAAAGGACATCATTTCCATCCTCCTTGTATGGTGGATTAGCTAATTTCTTAGCACCCGACTCATTCTGAGAAAGTTCCATCCACTCATCAATCTGAGCCATGAACTTCTTAGCATCTTTACGAGGGATAGTAAAAGCTAATTGATACTCTCCCTCATCAGAAAATCTGGTGTTAGGACGATCAACGTAAACCCATGTAACTTTTCCTCTCGGTGATACAACTCTATCCATTTTTATTCTCCTTAAATGAATTATTATTAGTTTAATATTTAAGTTTCATTCAACTCAAATACTATAAGGGGAGTTAATTAACTTTTAACAGAAAAAGTATTTAGAATCAAGTACTTCTGTAATATCTAACTCTCCTCTCTTTGGTGGTCTTGGTACTTGATCTACAACCTCCAAAGCCGCTTGTTTAAATTCTTGTAGAGGATCAAAATCCTGGTAAAGTTTAACAAACGCTTTTCTTAATATCTGTGCTAGTTTAGGAGTGTTGGTAGCATGTGTACCATATGAGTCATGTATCATTTGAAATGATTCGACTCCTTCCTCAACACACATATTCACAGTGAACGTCAAAGCACAAGCATCTAAAGAATGCACTAAGTTAGGTGCTGAACCATTCACTGCTCTTCTATTATCTATACCTGTATCATCCTCTACTTGTACTGTAGGTTTAATAAGTACACCATCTATGTGAGTGAATATCTTTTTCTTAGTGACATCCTTATATTGTTGATGTACCACCATTCCTGAAGGAACCCACCAGATTAAAGGATAATCTTGTTTACTTACTATACTGGAAACTTTTCTTATCCAATCCATTGCCTCTCTAGCACTCACTACTACTTCTGTAATCGCATTCCAAACTTTACTTGTAATCCAGTTGACAGGAATGTACAATGGTAAGTTCTTATCCCAAGGCCAATCTGCTCCATCATAAATCGAATCTCTCACATATTCTTCTACATAACTTCTACAACTAAAACGTGTACCTCCATACGGTACTACCATAACAGGTCGTTTAGTCATCTTTCTATTTATCAAGCCGGAGTTAAGCCATTTCTCTGCCATCTCATCTCCTGCTTCCATCTCTTTCCTTACATCTCTGAGAACACAATCAGCAACATCTTGGTATATATCTTGTGGCTCTTTTTTATCCATTAAGTTTGTGGCTTTTCCACCAATTTTACACCTCAACATTGCTGAATAGTGTTGTAAACCATTGTTACTGCCATCTAATGCTACAGGTAGACTAGATTTATAACCAAATCCTTCTTTCTTAAATCCTGCCCATTCATAACAGAATGCTAAGAATAACCAAGGATCAGCTACCTGTTTCCAGAATCCACAGTCTAATTCGTACTGAGCAGAGTTAATAATGTGCTCTGTATTCTCTTCTACCCATTCTATTCTTTCATCCAAGGTAAGTTTATCTACTCCTGCACAGTTAGCACCATGAATAGCTAACCAATTTGCCTGATCCTGGTTTTCTATAGGTAAAGCATTAGCAAAAGTAAGTAAAGCCTTGGCATACTCAGTTCCCTGTGGAGTGAGAAAGGAAGATACAGTATATTTTCTTCCTCTGAAATCCACTTGATATGGAAAATATAGACCTTCATACTTAGAAAATTTTTCTGCCATAGATATTGTCCTCATAAACTGTAGAATCTTTGACTTTCTTCTTACATTCTCCGCATAACACTCTGATGCTACAGTTTTCCAATCTATGAATTGCTTATACATCTCCTCGTCCATATCCTTTTTCTTCATACCTTTTGGAGCTGGACATGGTGGAACAGTAGCTTCCGTCCTGTCAGGCATTGATCCTGCTGTCCAATTCAACTCCCATGCTTTCTTCATAGTGTTTAATACTTTTTTGTTTACACACCACTTGGTACTCTGTAAAGCATTGACTGAGCTGTACTCCTGACTTAAATCGTGATGAGATAATTCACTTGCAATATTCTTATTACTAGTCTTTATAAATGGTACTCTGTGTGTTAAGTACCCTCCACTGTAAGGAGAAGACCAATTAATCGGTGTACTGACCATTGGTGAATATGCAGGACTAAGAATTTCTCCTTTACTATTTATTTTTTCTATCCAATCTAGCGTAGCATCGGTAGGAAGTAATGTCAATTCTTTTTTCTTCCTTCCCTTAGTCATTGTTACTACTTTCACTAGACCAGTTGAACGTACCAGTAAGTCTACTGCCTTTAAACCCACCTGGATTCTCTCTGTGACTGTCCATGTATCGGTGTGTTCTACTTCAATCTTATGCTTACAATGTTTCAGTAGACCGTACCTTCTATAGTGTCGGGAAGCTGATCTTTTACCTACCTGTTTCTTTAAATAATCAAAGTAGTGTCGATCCTCTTCCCGATATATATTAAATTTTACTTGATCTTCCAAGGCTTGACCAATCTTAAAAGCCAAGTTGGTAAGTTTCTGAGACTTGGAGATACCATCCATTACTGAACGTAATGTAATAAAAGCCGATACCTCACTCTCTAACATGGCAAGAAAAGGTGCGGCAAGTGCTTTTCTTCCTGCACCTCCTTGGAGAGCCTCAGAAATAAACGAGTCTATCTTCCTTGAAAATCTGTCTACACTTTGCTTCATTAATAAGATACCGTGTAGAGAGGTAGATTCAGAGCTAGAACTTTTAGCCTCCCTGACTTGCTTTCGGAACTTCTCAATCCCGAATTCTACCATATCGTCTTCTAATTTTTTCTGCTCTTCAAATATGTTCATTCGCACTTCCTATTATATTAATAAAGTTAGCCAATGACAACTTGTCATATATAATAAACAAGTCATCATTACAATGTATAAAATAATCGTTATGAAATACATATTAATTCAACAGTTGAGGTTTTTCGACATTCTCCCAATTGATTATGTCAGAATCTTCTACAAATATTTTCCAAGGCAGACCTTCCTGGAATGCTTTGTTTAGAATAGCTGTAGATTCAAATGCTACTTGTTCAAACTGTACTTTCTCTGGATGAAATGCTGATTGAAATTCTATTTGCTCTTCTGTGAAAACGAAGCCACTACCTTCAGGAACTTCTGCAAAAGCAATACCAGAAGGGAGCAATATTTCATTCAGTATCAAATATAGATTTAATGGATTTTCTGCAAAGAACACTCCTATTATGGATCGTTCATTGAAATACCCATCTATATATTCATCTACTGGATGTTGTCTTACGACATACTGTATTCCCATATATTTTTTCTAATAAGTTATCCATTCAAACCCATGAGGTTCTCCCCAATGGACAATTGTTACCCATGTAAAAACAATTAGCATGAGATGTTTCCATATTAAGTATTCAATCATGTTTCTCCTATCGTTGTCCTGACCAATTCTCGTCTGTACTTGAATACATACGAATCTTTTCCCTGTCTTTTTCTTCACCTCTTGATCCTCTGAGGTCAACTACTACCTGTCCAAACATTTTATCGAGTTTTCTTGGTAGTGTCAAGCTTTTTCTTTTCATCCTTCCCCCTAGATTTAATTTTAATGATAGCACCCTTGAAATTATCTTTAGTCTTGTAGCGTAGGGTGGTCACTACTTCAAAATCATTTGTCAATTGTCACTACTCCAAAGTTAGGACTTACATAGTTAGGATCTTTCTTCCCAAACATCCTCTCTGGTCTGTGAGTCATCCATTTACCATCTTTTAGTAGACCTGACAGTTTATCTTTACATTCATCTGAGCATACGTGGACACTATCTTCTGGATTGTTCCACCATGCACTTACATCATGCTTTGATAGCACTTGTGATTTATAACAGTATGAGCATATCATAGTAATGTCTCTGGTACATCTTCTATT